ATATCGGCTATAATTGACCTCATACGATTTTTTAATTCTGGGGATGACCAAATCGTATATAATACTGATCCAGTAACAATATCAAACATAGATGGCACTTGGGACATATCATTAAAATCTGGAAGAATATTACCACCATCATCCATTGCGTAGCAGCTAACCATATGACCAATGATATCTTTCTCATCGTGCATATAATTAAATGGCTTATCAACTGGAGAATTTCTTGCATTCCACATTTCAACTGGATCAAAAACATCATCGTTTTTATTCCAGCCAACACTAGCAAGAATTGATTTTACATAGTATAAATCACTTACTGAGGGAGATGCTTCAGCAATAGCTTTCATTCCCTTAATAAGCATCAGTTCTTTTTCATTCGGGGTATATGGAGATATATCTGCACAAAAAGCAATTGAGTTGCTATGCGCTACTAAATCTCCAATCCCATCTTTTAATTCTGTTTTAAATACATGCATAATAATATTTCACCTCGTTAGAAATATAATACTTACTCTTCAATTTCTTCTAATTGCAATGAATCAACATAAATAGAAGCGTATATATATTTCATATCGTCTACGGTTGGTTTTCTATTATTCACATACACAAAGTCTTTTATTTCTGCGTCAACTTTATTTAAAAATTCCGAGGATGGTTTTCCATTTTGGTCAATCATCTGTTTGATTATTTCGGGGGTTAGTTCAATAAAAGGTTCCATATTTGTTAATAAGCAAAGTTTAAAATATTCAAGTTGATCAAATTCGGCCTTTGTTAAGGATCTAACATTTTTCTTTCCATAATAATCAAGCATCATTGGAGTTACATGCTCAGCTATTGACTTTTGAACATCGTAAGCCCACAATTTAGCTGCGGTTTCTCCAATTGTTTTTGTCTTGCGTTTGATTTCATCTTTTTTACCGGATGGTCTTCCGCCTTGAGGCTGAGGAGTTGACTTTGGCGCATCTGGATTAGGATTAACTCCAAAACCACCGGGAGGCTTTGCAACAGGAGGCGCTGGAATTTTTCTTTTAGGTAAATCTAACTCATCATGATAATATTCATCAGCAAGACCATCTTTAGTAACAAGAACCTTGGCAACATCATTTCTGACATTCGGATTGTGATATGGGCTTGATTTAAATGGAGTTCCAACATCCGTTCTTCTGGACTGTTCTTCTCTACGGACTCGTAATCTTTCTACTTCTGGCAATTCTCCAAATCTTTCAAGAAGTGTTTGATCAGAAATAATATTACGATCAGCTAGATTAATTAAAAGTTGTTTTTCTGCTGCTTCATCAGATAGAATAATATTATCAAATCTAATTTGAGCAGGAAGTTTGAATCCCATTGCCTTTTGAACAATTTTAATTTCTTTATCCCAAAAGTTTTTTAATAGTCCACGACCATATTCAAGACGTTCAATCAAAGTTTTCAATGAAACATAATTATTAGCGTAACTGCCACCACTCGAACTTGATCCCGCTAAACTTGGAGGAATTCCTAATCCAGCATAGATACTTGTAAGAACAGGCTCATACTTTTCTTTTCCAAGAAATTTATATGCTTCTGATGAACTTTCTTTGAATGATAACTCTGGACCCCAAATTAAATCCATAGTACCACCACCCGTATTAGAAGCGATAATATCGCGCAGTTTATTAATAACATCTTTTTTCGGAATAATCTTATGCTCAAGACTACCCACATTCCATAAACGAATAGATGAGATCGCACCGTCAAGAGCCGCGATATCTGCAAGTTTCATTTTTTCAAGCATGATAAGATCATCAAGAATAGCGTATAGCATTGGATTTGCCCATACCAACCAGTCATCTTTTTTATAATAGATTACTTCAATTGTTTCTGGGTCAATTCTTAGTTGTCTTTTTCCTTGCTTGATTTGCGCCTGAATATCGGGAGGAAGTTTAGAAAATGTTTGTTTGCCGCTCATGTCAGCAGCAGTAAATGTATCGTAAGTAGTTTTTGACAAATTTAAAACATAAATTGGATCGCCTAAAAACATACCATTGTAATAATTAAGAACATCAATAGTTAGAGGATTTAAGAAATCATACATCCAAGGTATTTCTCTTTTTGCGTATTTTCTATCTACTAATTCTATATCGGCTGCAACGCTTCTTCTTAATTCTTCTTCTCTTGAAGCACTGATTCTAGCTGTGCTTCTTTTTACAATAACATTTCCAGTTCTATAAAGATAATTAAGAAATCTTTCTGACTTTTGTGGCCCATTTACCTGTTTGAACCATGCCTTATAAAATCTTTCAATTGCTTTATTTGGGTGTACAATATCTATACCCTGTGATGCAAAATCCCCCATGAGATCTATAACATTACGGATAATTCCAACTCTATCGTATGCATCCATCGCCATTTTTAAAATACGCTTCTGGCGAGTTGGAACAGCTTCTTCAGGACGGAAACGATAGTAATCATTTCTTGTTATACTTGTACGTACAGACCTGTTTGGTTCAATATCAATATATGAACGATAAGAATATCCAACCGCTTTTTGTATCCCGTCATTTTGATCATAAGCGCTAGAAGCGTCAGCAAATGCTTTTTGTCTAGATGATTCATCTGCCCATGTTGAATAAAGTTCTACGTCATTTGACATTAGTATTGTTTCTCCAGATAATTGTATTGGTAATCCTATTACAATTTAATACACACTCTTACCAGTAATTGTTATAAATATCTTTCATATTTTCTGAAAACCAAGCTGGTCCACTATAAAGATCATTTCCTATTGCGTCAGTTTTTATATATCCTTGAGCAAACCCAACATTCTTATAATATTCTTCATCATATTTTACAATATCTTCAGCTTTGCCAAGATTTCTAGCAACCCAATTAGCTATAAGAAGTGCGGAGTATCGGTCTTTACGAAGTTTATTCTTTTTTCCGCTGCGGGTATCGGGGGTATCCCATCGCTCACGACCATTAGCAGTCTGAGTAATTACAATAAGAGAGAGTTCATTTTTTAAATCCTCGATTTCCATAACACAGTCTTCTAGTGTATCATGAGTTCTATTTGTTCTTTTGTCTTCTTCAAGAGATAGTCCTAAACTTGCAGCATCGAAGAATGGGAATATAATAGCCTTATCTTCCATGTCTTTTCTAAGACCGTGATTTGCTTCTCCGGTCCACTGGGCGCTAGAAAAATTCATGACCTCAATAATATGTAATCCGGGTTCACCATCTGTAGGTAATGCTTTTTTAGGATCAATTTTCGGCCATATGAGTAATTCACCTTCTTTTAATTTTGCTTTATCATGAAGAGATTCCATTACTGCAATACCGCCACCTTGGGGGTCCATTGCAATTTCTACTGTTGGAAATATCTTCATTAGATTTCTAATTTTACGAGCGCAATATCCATAGAAATCATTTTCCTCTGTGAGATTATTCTTTAATGTTTCTCTGTGTCGCTCTCTCGTTGTGGTCCAACAATATACAACTCTTCTATGATCTTCGTTAATTTCCAATACAACGATTGAAAAATTGTCAACTTCAGAAGCTGGGTCAACACCTATTACATATCTTTTATTTGGATTGCCTTTAGTTTGAGCTTCAAAAAATACTTCTCCAGAAGGCAAGATAATCGGCTTTGTTTCTGAACATACGCATGACTCTATAAGACTTCTTTTGAAGAATCCTTTGCTATCAGTTGAAAAACATGCGCCATATTCCATCTGAAAAATACCAGCATGTACAGTAGCTCTAGCTCTAGAAATTTGACCCTCATCCATAAATCCGGGTGGCAACATATCTACGGGAATTCTATAAACTCCATAATCTTTCCAATTAAAATCTTCTGGAGCTTCGCTTTTAAATATCTCGGATAGTTTAGCTCTATCGCCTTTACTTTTTACAATTGCATGATATCTTTTCCAATAATCAGCAAAATGGTTAAAGTCATAATAGGCAGTTCCTGAAAGAATAATCTGGTTTGATCTATAGAATTCTGAGTTATCTTCAGCTTGGTCTAATTGAATACCTAATTCTCTAGCCCTTCGTTCTTTTGCTCTAGCTTTTACTTTTTCAATTGGTGAACTGGCAACAGCGGCAAATCCCGCAACAACATTTTCAAAAATTTCTCTAGGAATAGATGCAAATTCATCAGCAACAATGTCATTTGCGCGCTGACCTCTAATTTTTTGTCCATCGCCTAATGGTAAAAATGTAATAACGCTTCTATTTATACGAACTGTACATCTATCAACATCCCTAGTTGTGCCGCTGCTTTGATCGCATAAATCGCGGAGTATAGGTGCATTTCTCCAAATATTTTCCGCA